AGCCCTGCTTTCGCTAAAAAGGTTGGTATTTCCCAAAGCGTTGGCAAAGATTTTGCAAAAGCCGACGAAGGTAAGAAGTTTAAAAAAGGCGGTGGGCTTTACGCAAACATTCACGCTAAGCAAGAACGCATTGCGCATGGTTCTGGCGAGCATATGCGTAAGGTTGGTAGTAAAGGTGCACCGACCAAACAAGCATTTATCGACTCTGCAAAAACCGCTAAAAAATCTGGCGGTGGAGTATCATTAAGCGTTGGCAGAGGAGAAAAACTTCCTGTCAGCCAAGGTGCGGGACTAACTGCCAAAGGCAGAGCAAAAGCGAACAGAGCGACGGGAAGTCACTTGCAAGCGCCAGCCCCAAACCCAAAAACGGAAAAAGAAGAAGGTCGTAAAAAGTCATTCTGTGCTAGGATGAGCGGTGTTGTAAAAAATGCAAAGGGTGACGCACCCCGAGCAAAAGCATCCTTAGCTCGCTGGAATTGTAAAGACGGTGGAGCTGCTAAGAAACATGACATAAAGGGCTGGTAAAATGAGCACTAGCGGAACAGTCGGACAAACAGTCATTACTGTCCAGAACTTGATCGACAGTGGTGCTCGTCGTGCAGGAAAACTCGCTGAGGAACTAACTGACGAACAGATGTTGGCTTCTAAGCAAAGCCTGTATTACATTCTTTCCAATCTTGTCAATATCGGAATCCAATACTGGTGTATCGATAAAGTTATTGTTGGTTTAATTCCTGGGCAACAGAACTACTATCTGCCAGTGGGCACAGTGGACGTGCTCAATGCTAACTACCGCACGCTGACTTCTGTAACCACAGGTGCATACAGCTCTTCAGGCACAACGCTAAATGCTTTCAATGGTGTTGGCGACCAAATGTGTCAGCTAACAACCAACACAGGAGTTATCGGAATCAATAATGGTTCTGGCAATTCGGTTATGATCAACACGATCGGTATCCTGCCAGCCATGAGTGGCTCGGTAACTGTAAATATTCAGTATTCTGAAGACAACTCCACATGGACTACACTTTACAGTCCTGGAGCGACAACTTGGTCTTCTGGAACTTGGATTTATTATGATCTGCAACCAACTGTTAGTGCACCTTACTGGCGCATCCAACAAACTGCAGGCGCTAACATGGGTTTTTATCAGGTGGTTTTCGGCACGATGCCGATGGCGATTAATATGGCTCGTATGAACCGAGACGATTATTCCTCTCTGCCGAATCGCAGTTTTACTGCGTTGCGCCCACTGCAGTATTGGTTCAATCGTACGATCCCGCAACCGAATATGGAACTTTGGCCAGTGCCAAACTCCATCCAACCACAACTTGAACTTTGGGTAAGTCGCCAAGTGCAAGACGTGGGTGCGTTGTCGGGTGAAATAGAAATTCCTCAGCGTTGGTACTTAGCTGTGCAAAATATGCTTGCACATCAAATGGCAATGGAACTACCACAGGTCGATCCTGGAAGAATTGCGTATTGCGAACAGCAAGCAGACAAGTACTGGGCTCAAGCTGAGGCAGAAGAACGAGATAAGTCACCGATTTATTTCGCCCCCAACATTAGTTACTACACGAGGTAAGGATGTCAGTCTGGCTTGATACCTCTGGGAATACTGTTTTATCGATTGCTATCTGCGACAGATGCAAGATGAAACGTGCCTACTCGGACATCCGTCCAGACGGCAACATTCCTGGAATTCGAGTTTGTGGGAATGGATGTTCCGACCAGTTTGATCCTTATCGTTTACCTGCAAGACCATCCGAGAAAATCTCATTGAGATTCCCTCGCCCAGACGCTAATGTCGCAGAAGATCAGGACGCAATCACAACGGATCCAAACATCGCTAACGAACCAACTCCGTTCGACCTCACAGGAACTCCTGGAGAATGGGGAATTGCGCCAGAAACTTCTGAGGACGACATTGATGGTAACCTTGATAATTTGAGTCCCTAAATATGGCAAATGTAAGAATATCGCAACTCCCTGCAAACTCCACTGCGATAACTGGAGCTGAATTAGTCCCCATTACACAAAATGGGCAAACTGTTCACACCACTGTTTCTCAGATTGCAAATAGCCCGACACAAACGCAAACTTTCCTAACAGTCGGACAGCAATCGACTTTGCCAAATTCTCGTTACGTGGGTGGTGGGTTGGGAATTGGGACTTCGGATGGCGGTGCACAGGGACTTTACAGTTTCTTTTTAAATGGTACTTCTGCAAGCCTCGAAAACGCTTCTACAGGCTTAATTGCCAAGTCGGGCATAAATACGGTAGCCAGCCGATCGATCGCAGCTGGAACAGCTGGTTTAAGCGTTGCAAACGGCAATGGTGTTGCGGGCAATCCTACGCTTTCGCTAACTGGACTTGCTTTATCCGCTGCAACTTTGTCTGGTAGCGGTATTGTTAGTGTTGTTAGTGGAACTTATTACCAACAAGTCCAGCTCACAGGTAACAGCGGACAGATCAGCATTGCCAATCCGAACGGAGGAAGCAACCCCATCTTCAGCATTGCGGACAATCCTGTTCTTCCTGGAAGTTCAGCAGTCACACTGCCACAAGGTAATACAAGTCAGCGAGTTTCCGTACCGAGCGTTGGTATGGTGCGTTACAACACCCAGACTAACGTCTTCGAGGGTTATACAAACGTCGGTTGGAGAGATTTCTCAGTTTCTGGCGGTGTTACTTCTTTCAGCGGTGGCACAACTGGTCTAACCCCAAGCGCTCCTGCAACTGGCGGTATTGTTTTGGGCGGGATTTTGATCCCTGCGAATGGTGGTACTGGTGTCGCAGGGACTTTGACTGGTTATGTTTACGGGAATGGAACTTCGGTCATGACCGCAAGCACCACAATCCCGAATGCAGGTCTTGCTAATAGCTCGGTGACTTACAACGGAGTGACTGTTGCACTCGGTGCTAGCGGAACAATTACTGCTACAGCAACAAACCCATTAACAATTAGTACTGGTTTGCAGCTAAATTCAGGAACCACTTACGATGGCTCTGCAGCTAAGACTTTGAGCATTGACAGCACAGTTGTTACACTTACAGGTTCTCAAGTTTTAACCAATAAGTCTATTTCTGGTGCAACTAATACTTTAAGCAACATTGGCAATAGTTCGTTAACCAATAGCTCGATCACGATTAATGGAAGTTCAGTTAGTTTGGGTGGTAGTGTTACAGTCACCGCCACAGCCTCAAATGCCTTGACCATAGGTACTGGCTTATCAGGGACGAGCTATAACGGCTCGTCGCCTGTTACCATTGCAATCGACAGCACTGTTGTTACCTTGACAGGTAGCCAAGTATTGACCAACAAGTCGATTTCTGGTTCCACAAATACATTAAGCAACATTGGAAATAGTTCGCTAACGAATAGCTCTTTAACCATCGGCACGACTAATATTTCACTCGGTGGAACAAGTTTGACGTTAGGTGGTTTGACCAGTGTAGCAGTTACCCAAGATCCTGTTTCAGCCTTGCAACTAGCAACCAAACAATACGTGGACTCTGTCGCTCAAGGCTTAGATGCAAAAGCGTCTTGCGTTTTCGGCACGACGGGTAACATTACTCTTTCTGGTTTAGCAACTCAGGCAGGTGGTGATTGGGCTAGTTCGCTAACTGCTGGAAATCGAATTTTAGTTAAAAACCAATCATCCAGCCAATTCAATGGAATTTATGTCGCAGCTTCTGGCGCATGGACTCGTGCTTTGGACATGGACACATGGGCTGAAGTTCCGAGTTCATTCGTATTTATTGAAGATGGTTCTACCTTAGCCGACACTGGATGGGTTACAACTGCAAACGCTGGCGGAACGATCGACGTAACAGCGATGCCGTGGGTGCAATTTAGTGGTGCTGGAACTTACACTGCTGGAACAGGTTTAACTTTAACAGGCACTCAATTTAGCCTTACTTCGCCTGTTGCGACTTCTTTAGGTGGAACTGGTTCAACTTCAGCGCTGACTCAATACGGTGTTGTTTATGGCTCGACCACAACAGCAATGGCGACCACTGCTGCAGGCACTTCGACCCAAGTGTTGCACGGGAATGCTTCTGGTGCTCCGACTTTCGGTGCTGTTTCTCTTACAGCTGACATCTCTGGTGTATTGGCGGTTTCAAATGGTGGCACTGGTGTAGCGACACTAAGTGGTTTAGCCTACGGAAACGCAACTTCCCCATTTACTGCAGCCACAGCAGCGCAGGTGGTGGCTGTGATAAGCACAACAGCAGTAACCAATGCAACCAACGCTAGTAACGTGGCTGTGACAACTGGCGCAGCTGCAACGAACTACATTCACTTCGGAACTGCCACAACTGGCAATTTACCTGTGCTCACAAATACCAATTTCACTTATAATTCTTCTACCAATGCTATAACTGGTGGAATTTCTGGAGGAACATTCTAATGGCAGCAACTGGATACACCCCGATACAGCTGTATTACAGCACAACCGCCAGTGCTGTTCCTGTTAACACCAACCTAGCGAATGGTGAGCTGGCGATTAACATCAATGACGGAAAACTTTACTATAAAGACTCTGGCGGTACTGTTCGCTTGTTGGCTTCGAACGCAACTTCTGCACCTGTCCTTTCTTTCCAAACTTCGCTCGGTGGCTTAACCCCCAGCACTGCTACGACTGGTGTTGTAACGCTTGCGGGCACACTGAACACGAGTTCGGGTGGTACTGGCTTAACTTCCTTCACAGCTGGCGACTTGCCTTATTATGTTTCTGGCACTGCACTGAGCAAACTCGGCATTGGCACCAACGGACAGATCCTTACTTCGACTGGTTCTGCACCTCAGTGGACGACTTTGACAGGTGTTGCGGTTACCACGATTTCTTTCGGCACGACTGGTTTAACTCCTAGCACTGCAACTTCTGGTGCTGTTACAGTTGCTGGAACGCTTGTTGTTGGCAGTGGTGGAACTGGGCTAACTTCGCTGACCACAGGTCGTATTCCTTATGGCGCTGGGACTAGTGCTTTGGGTAATTCTGCGAATCTGTTTTTCGACAGCACTAATACAAGACTGGGCATAGGCACTGCAACTCCTGCTGTAACTGGCGTGTTCATCGGAACTGACGCTCTGCAAATCCCTTCAGGTAGCAATGCTCAGCAACCAGGACAGGCGGGTCAGCCAACTCCTGCAGCTGGTATGTTGCGCTTTAACTCCAGCACAACTCAGTTTGAAGGTTACAACGGAACTGCTTGGGCTTCTGTAGGTGGTGCTGCAATTAGCAACGATACTTCGACTTCGACTTTTGAATATCCAGTTTTTGCTTCTGCAACTTCAGGAACTGCGCTAACGATTTATACTTCCAATGCGAAGTATTTGTATAAACCTTCGACTGGCGAGCTGCAAGCGTATGAGCTGAATGCGACCAATGGTTTGTTGCTAAACAGTGCAACAGTTAGCGCAAGTTACTCCATTGCTTCTGGAACCAATGCTGTTTCGGTTGGTCCTATAACAGTGGCTACAGGTCAATCGGTAACAGTCGCCAGCGGTCAACGCTGGGTCGTTCTATAAAAAGGAAAAAAGATGAGTT